GCAAATGATTGCTGAAAGCGTTGAGACTGGTGATAAAACTGCCAAGAAAACAGAAGTTGACGCCGAGGAACGTGATAACGTCATCGCGATTAAACGTCTGGCAGGGCTTTAATTAGACATTAATAAGGAGATTAAATAAATGTCAAAAGTACTATTAGAGAACCGTTGGGGTGAAACGAAGGAAGCCCTCCTAGAAGGTCTCCAAGGAACTCGTCGCTCAATGATGGGTGTTATTCTAGAAAACACTCGTAAGCAGCTACTAGCAGAAAGTTCTGCTGGTACAACTACAGCTGGTAACATTGCCACACTAAATCGTGTCATTCTACCTGTTATTCGCCGTGTAATGCCAACCGTTATTGCTAACGAACTAGTTGGTGTTCAGCCAATGACTGGTCCAGTTGGTCAGATTCACACACTACGTGTACGCTACGCACAAAGTCTAACAGACACAAGTGCAGCAGCAACAAGCGTAACCGCTGGTGAAGAAGCTCTAAGCCCATTCAAGATTGCTCAGGCATACTCAAGTGCAGCACAAAATCAATCTAGTATTGATCGCTACACAGCAGCTCCTACAGCAGTTCTAGAAGGTAACGGCGGTAAGCAAATCAGCGTACAGATCCTACGTCAAGCAGTTGAGGCCAAGAGCCGTAAGTTGCAAGCACGTTGGACATTTGAAGCAGCACAAGACGCACAAAGCCAGCATGGCATTGACGTTGAGGCAGAAATTATGGCCGCTCTAGCACAAGAAATTACTGCTGAAATCGACCAAGAAATTCTTCTATCTCTACGCAGTCTAGCCGCTACAGAGTTCACATACAACCAAGCTACCGTAAGTGGTACAGCTACATTCGTTGGTGACGAGCACGCTGCTCTAGCTGTTCTAATCAACCGTGTTGCTAACCTAATTGCTCAGCGTACACGCCGTGGCGCTGGTAACTGGGCTGTTGTATCTTCAGAAGCTCTAACAGTTCTACAGAGTGCTACAACTTCAGCATTCGCACGTACAACTGAGGGCACATTTGAAGCTCCAACAAACACTAAGCTAGTTGGTACACTAAACAACGCTATGCGCGTGTTCGTTGACTCATATGCTCCAACAGGAACACCAGTTCTAGTTGGTTACAAGGGTTCTTCAGAAACTGACGCAGCAGCATTCTACTGCCCATACATTCCATTGATGAGCAGCGGTGTTGTTCTAGATCCAAGCACTTTCGAGCCAGTCGTATCATTCATGACACGTTATGGCTACGTAGAGCTAACCAACACAGCTAGCAGCTTCGGTAACGCGGCTGACTACGTTGGTGAAATCGCAATCCAGAACGTCACATTCCAATAAGAATTCTCACTCGGGATGGGAAGATGAGCAGCAATGCTCAAAACATAAAGGGACCGCAAGGTCCCTTTTCTATTGTGCTGTGCAACCTCAAGTGTGTTTTAGTTCTGAGTGATAAATACTAGATAACCGGACTATAAACATGACACAGCAAATTATCAATATAGGTACACAACCTAATGATCGTAGTGGTGATCCTCTACGAGTAGCATTTCAGAAAGTCAATAGCAACTTTACTGAACTCTATCAGAATGTTGAATACATTAGCATTGACGGTGGAGATGCTACTGCTGTATATAGTCCTTCAAACTTGAACATAAACGGCGGTGGGGCATAACATGGCAAACAAGATACAACTACGCAGAGATACAGCAGCAAACTGGACAACAGCTAATCCAGTGTTAGCACAAGGTGAACCAGGTGTAGAGTTGGACACTAACAAGTGGAAAATAGGCAATGGAACTTCTACTTGGGCAGTTCTGCAATATCAGGGAGTACAGCTGCCTACTAACAATGCTGGCTATCTTTACAACAACGGTTCTGGAACACTAAGCTGGGGATCAGTACAAGCAGGTGGAACAGTAACCAATGTAGGCATGAATATGGGTAGTACTGGGCTTACAGTATCTACCAGTACAATCACTACAAGCGGTACCTTTCATATCACTGGCACATTAGCTATTCATCACGGCGGAACTGGAGCCAACACTGCACATGCTGCACTCAATAATTTGCTGCCAATACAAGCTGGGCATACTGGATCAGTTCTAACAACAGACGGTAACTCAGCTACATGGCAAGTAATGTCGTATACATTACCAGTAGCAAGCACAGCGACATTAGGAGGAGTTAAAGTTGACGGTACTACTATCGTTGCATCTACTGCTGGTGTAATAAGTTCTACTTATACATTACCAACAGCAAATACATCTACTCTTGGTGGAATCATTGTTGATGGTACTACTATTGTTGCATCTACTGCTGGTGTAATAAGTTCTACATTTACGCTGCCAAGTCAAACTGGTAATAGCGGAACATTTTTGAGCACTAATGGAGTAACAACGTCTTGGCAAGCAGTGCCGCAATATCAACTAACAGCCGCCACTACCAGCACTCTTGGTGGTGTAATTGTAGACGGCACTACAATTCTAATTGATGCAAATGGAGTAATACGCTCTGTTGGCGGAGGATCAACTGGCACTACTGGAATTAGCAGTGTTGGAATGAACATGGGCACTACTGGACTTACAGTTGACCCTGCATTACTTTCCGCGGCTGGAACATTTGCTTTTTCTGGCACACTAAGCGTATTACACGGTGGAACTGGAGCTAGCACTGCAACAGATGCATTGATTAATTTGGGAGCATACCCAGCAACTAATCCAGCAGGATATACAAGTAATACTGGTAGCGTTACTAGTGTAAGCTTAAATGTACCAACTGGATTAACAGTTAGCGGTTCTCCTATCACTAGTCATGGTACACTTACATTAGGCGTATCGCTAAACGGAATAGTAGCCGCATCTAGCAATACATTCACTACAGTAGTTGTAGGAAACGGGCTGTTGTATGATTCTGGAACGTTAACGTTAAGCAACACATTAGCACAACGTAATGTAGTATCTGGAACTACAACTGCATTAGCTCCTGCTACTACAGCATCATTAGATATTATTGGCGCACAGAATTACGTTCTATATAAATTACAAACATCAGATGCGGCTTGGGTTACGTTATATGTAAATGCAGCATCTAGAACAGCAGATGCTAGCAGACCGCAGGGTCTTGATCCTGGACCAAATGCAGGTGTAATAGCAGAAGTGATTACAACTGGATCACAAACAGTATTAATTAGTCCAGGCGTATTTGGATTCAACGACGAAGCAACACCAACTTCAAATATTCCACTAGCAGTGCGAAATACAGGTGCAAATACTGCAAGCATTGTAGTTACACTAACTATACTAAAACTATAACATGAGCGATCTAAAAGTGTATATAGTAACATTAAAGTCTCGCGATGATCTTGATGACTTCTATGAAGACATGGAAACACCTGGCGGAAATCTTTACATACCTAATCGCGCGGTAGAAGTTGCAGATAGAAGACCAATAAGCAGAAGCACACATTATTATCTAACTAGTGAAGAAGCTGAGTTACTAAGAAATGATCCGCGTGTACTATCAGTTGAGTTGAACTTCAAAGATGCCGGAATAATAGCTAGACCAGTATACATACAATCATCTGATTCATGGGACAAATCATCTACTAATGATAGTGATATGAATAACTGGGGGTTGCTACGTTGTTATTTGGGACAACAATACTCAAACTGGGGATCAAATGGTACTCCAGCTATATCAGGAACAATAGAAATAAATCAATCTGGTTACAATGTTGATGTAGTTATTGTTGACGGACATTTTAATCCACAACTAAGCGAATTGCAGAAAAATACTAATGGCACCGGAGGCACCAGAGTAAATCAATACAATTGGTTTCAGCATAATGATCCTCCTGGAATATACAATTATCAACCTTATGTTGATCCCACTAATCCCAATATAACTATACAAAATAATCACGGAGCACACGTTGCTGGAATAGCAGCAGGAAATTCACAAGGTTGGGCTAGAAATGCTAATATTTACAATATATCTCCGTATGATCCAGCTATTACGGCTAATGTGTTTGATTATATTAGAGCATGGCATGCTAGCAAACCTATAAATCCAGCAACTGGTCGCAAAAATCCAACTATAATAAACAATAGTTGGCAATTGTCCTATACTTTTACGGTATCGTCAATAACGCAGGTTAGATATCGTGATACTCTAAATTACGGTCCGTTTACTACTGCCGCACAATTGAACAATCTTGGAATATTTCCGTTTCCAGGCAATGTTTATGTTCCTATTCCAGCAAGATCATTTGCTATAGATGCAGATATTCAAGATTGTGTGCTTGATGGAATGATTGTAGTCGGTGCAGCAGGAAATGATTCAATGAACATAGCAAATCCCGGAGAACAAGATTACATAAACTATTTAATATCATCTGGTTTTGCGTATAACTACAACGTTGGTTCTTCTCCGGGTAGCTCAACAGGAAATAATCCAAATATTCCAGGATCAATTACAGTTGGAGCAATAGACACTACTACAACAGAAAGAAAAGCGTCATACAGCAATTGCGGAACTAGAGTAAATCTATATGCACCTGGAACCAATATAATGAGTTGTCTAAATAGTGACGATGACCCAGCAGTAGCTGACCCACGTGGAGTTGGATATTTGGGCAAAAAGAACGGAACTAGCATGGCTAGTCCGCAGGTAACTGGTGTGCTAGCATGCTTACTTCAAGTATATCCACAGATAAATCAACAACAAGCAATAGAATATTTGAATGCAATTTGTAACCAAAATCAAATACTGAATATTCTACCAGCAACTCCATCCGATGTATTCTCCTTACAGGATGGACCCAATGTATATTTGACTTACAAGAACGAACGAAATGCAGTTGGAAACACATACCCAAACAATAGCTATTGGATTAGACCAACTAGCGGAGCAGTTTGGCCAAGAACTAATTACAGAAAGTCATAATGCGTGCACGAGAATTTATCACTGAGAAGAAATTAAGCAAGGGAAAAATCTCAAAGCGAAATGGCGAGTCAACTCGCGGATTACATTTGTTCACCGATAATACTTTTGATAGATTGTATATGCTGAACAGAATAATGGCCGCAAGCGGTACTAGCGATGGAACAGATAATTTTGAAATGCCTCCAGAAAGCTGGGTTGGAAAAAACAATACAGCACATCCATATACTGAATTAGAAGCAAAAAAGCTAAAAGCAGCGTATAAGAAGGTAGGTGTAAATTACAACGATCTAAATAATGGTAATATGAATAGCAAAGAGCTAGAAGATACTAACAGCAACAGTCCCGTAGTTGGATTTAAAGGATATCCAAAATGAGAGCATATGAAATTTTAGTTGAAAACGCGGCGATCTTATTAGAAGATCGTATTGAATACATAGCAGGTGCTATGAAAGACAGGCTTGAGCAAGCAGCAAAAAAAGACAATTCTATATTGCGAACACCAAATCGTAATTTTGATAGCTTGAAAATTGTTCAAACATTGAAAACAATGGACCCTGATCCAGTAGGAAAAAATCTGCAATTTCTAGCCAACCGCTATGCTGATGGCCAATTTTCATTAGAAGACGGATATCATATTAAAGCAGCACTTGATCTTTTTGCTAAAAACAGAGCTAGACTGCCTATAAAGGATCTAAATGCCGTAAAGTCAATAGAGCAACTTTATCAATTGGTGCAGCAATTTGAAACTCAACCGCAAGATCAGCAATTGAGTGGCAGAGAACAAGAACGTCTGGTAAAATCTGAAGCTGAAAAGCTGATTGATAGTCCTAATTTCAAAGTTATTATTCCAAAAACAGAAGCAGCATCTTGCTTGTATGGTAAAGGAACAAAATGGTGTACCTCTGGGGAAAACGACAACTATTTTGATTCCTACAGCAAAAAAGGCCCACTTTATATCATAATTACTAATTTGAATGGTAAACCTCGTAAGTTTCAGTTGCATTATGAAGAAAATGAATTCATGGACGAACTCAATCAGCCTATAAAGAAAGCTGATATAGCTGAGCTAAGTAAGCTACCAGAATACAAACAATTTTTGGAATATTTGATAAGAAAGCATTATGGCAAGTATCTTACTTTATGATGAATCTATACAAATTCTACTCAAAGCCCGCAGAGCTATCAGGTGCAAAGGAAAAGAAGTATTTCCCTTGGGTTGCATACGAACAGGCAAGAAAAGGAAAAAAGTTAGATGCCAGACAGCTAGCAGCTATAGCAAGTGATCCAAAATATGCATTCTATTACGCAAAAGATATTATTCGCAAGCGTTGGTCAGAAGCAGAAGCAGCAATAGCAAGTGATCCAAAATACGCATATTCTTACGCAAGACATGTTATCAAAGGACGTTGGCCAGAGGGAGAAGATATTATAGCAAGTAATCCAGGGTATGCATTCTATTATGCATTTGATCTAGTTAAAAAACGTTGGCCAAAAGCAGAAGCAGCAATAGCAAGCGATCCAGAATATGCATATTATTACGCAAGAGATATGGTCAAAGATCGTTGGCCACAGGGAGAAGCAGCTATAGCAAGTAATCCGCAATTTGCATTTCTGTATTCATACAGTATTATCAAAGATCGTTGGCCAGAAGCAGAAGCTACTATAGCAAAAAGTCCATACTATGCATGTAGATACGCAATAGATATTATTCGCGGCCGTTGGCCGTCGGGAGAAGCAGCTATAACAAAAGACCACGCATGCGAGTATGAAGAGTTCTTGAATAGTTTGAGAAAATAAAATGGATCTATACAAATTCTACTCAAAGCCAGACGAGCTACTAGGTGCAAAGGAAAAGAAGTATTTGCCTTGGGTTGCATACGAACAGGCAGAAAACAGAAAAAAGTTAAATGCT